ACTGGAAATGGAAGCAGCGCCTGAGGAGCCCACCGAAAGGGAGATGATAGAAGAGGAGACCACCGAGGTCGCTCAAGAGGCAGAGGAACAGGAGCCTGTCGCAGAAGTGGAAGAACCGGATACCGAGATTACTCCTGCGGAAGACACGGGGACTCCGGCACTGACGATCAGCCTGCCGGTTGATTCCGCAAACATCGGAACTCTTCTGAATCTCATCAGCGCCAAAGACAACCTGATCAAGAAGGCACTTGGGATCACCGACACAAGCATCAACTTTACGGATGAGAAAATTGAGTTTCCTTGGTTTGACCGGGAGCTGACGCCGGAAGAGACGAAAGCTTACACGATCTTCATTGCCCAGCTCTGCAAGCTCTCGAAGGAGCTGAAGCACGCAAGCGCAAGGCCTGTAGAAACCGATAATGAGAAGTACGCGATGCGCACATGGCTTTTGAGATTGGGCTTTATTGGGCCGGACTACAAGGCGGCCCGAAAGATCCTGCTCAAGAACCTCTCCGGAAGCTCCGCCTTCCGAAATGGTGCTCCGGCAAAAGCAGAAGTAAAGAACGAGGAGGTGGCAGAATGAGATTTCCCGCAAGAGAAACGGTTGAGAGGATCAGAAAAGAATACCCGGCGGGCTGCAAAGTCCGTCTGGTTCATATGTCGGATGTGCAGGCTCCTCCGGTCGGGACGATTGGAGAAGTCATAGCGGTCGATGATTGTGGGGATCTGATTATGCGCTGGAGCAACGGCTCCGGGTTGAACGTGGTCCTTGACGGTGGTGATGTAGTTGAGAAGATGGAGGACGGCGATGTCAGATAAGCACAGTAACTCCGGCACATCTTTGTACAGATTATATGTCTATTCTCCTTGCTATATATCGCCCGCAGAGTGATATATGTACATGGCAAAGGAAAAGACAAACAAAACAAGCACAAAGCAAGGAGGACAAAGCCATGACGAACATTTTTGAAGAAACCTACAACCAGATTCAGGAAGCAAAGAAAGCCTACGAAGCAGCCACAACCGCAGAGGAGAGGGATGCCGCAAGAGATACGGCGAAGGCAGCCGAGAACATGATTGATGAGAAGGGCGACATTGCCTGGAAGATCTGGAGAGCATACGAAAAATCCAGAGACAACGAGAACGAGATCCTCGACTTCAACGACATCATCTGGGACCGGGATGTGGAACCCCTCGCCGCCTGCATGAAAGAAAATGGCATCAAAGCCTTCACCTACAGCTGCCGGGCAACCGACGCGGTCGAGACGCTTTGGCTTTTCAAAGAGGCGGGCTGCACGATCGGCGAGATGGTCGAGGTCAACCTTAGGAAGGACTTCTTCGGCAACGGCTACGAAAAGGGCCATGCCTTCAAGGTAAGCCTGAACTGAAAACAGCTGGGGAAGGGAGCCCACAAAGGGCTCTGTTCCTCGTAGAAATACACAAGAGTGGCGTCCGAATCTTTGTGACATATATCCAGTAGTTCTCCTTGCTATAGTCCCGGCGCAGAGTGATATATGTACATGCTAAAGGAAAAGGCGCACAAAGAAAACGGAGGACAAAGACCATGTGGAAAGAAGGAAGCCTGAAGATTGAAGACCAGATTTTTACCTACTGCGCGAAGGTATACGGAGAGCCGAGTGAGGATTACGGGCTCGAGGGCAGCAAGGTCAGTAAGCTCGAGATCCGATTGGGAGACATGCCGGTTGCACGGTATGACAGAGGCTGGGACATCGAGCCGGAAACCGAAAACGCTCAGCTTGCTCTTCTTGCGATCCTGCACAGCCTGAACTAAAAGAAATAGATCGCAAATTCCGGGAGGAGGGCCACACGGCTCTTTCTCTCGTACAGATACACCACATGGGACGGGATCGCTGCGGCGATCTTTTTTGATGGACAGAAAGGAGGTGTTCCCTATGGCGACCAGAGGAAGAAAGCCAACCCCTACTGCAATCAAGGAGCTGGAAGGAAATCCCGGGAAAAGAAAACTGAATGAGAACGAGCCAAAACCAGAACGGAAAGCACCCGCCTGTCCGAAATGGCTCAGCAAAGATGCACGGAAGGAGTGGCACAGGCTCGCAAAAAAGATGGAGGCGATCGGTGTTCTGACAGAAGTCGATATGGCTGCCTTTGCAGGATATTGCCAGTCCTATGCGAGATGGAAGGAAGCTGAGACCTTCATCACCGAGCATGGTTCTCTTGTCCGGACGCCTTCCGGCTACTGGCAGCAGGTGCCACAGGTCTCCATCGCGCAGACCTACATGAAACAAATGGGAAAGTTTGCGACTGAGTTTGGTCTCACCCCGGCGTCCCGGTCGAGGCTGATCGCGGATGCAGGTGAAAAGAAACCGGGTGATGAGATGGAGGAGCTCTTGGGAGGTGATCCGTAATGGAGGAACGTCCCGAGGACATGCCGAAGCTCACGGACTATCAGCCGACCCGGTTCATGCTGCCGACATCACATTACGATGCAGCGAAGGCAGATCGTGCGGTGAAGTTCATCGAGATGCTCCGACATACGAAAGGCAAGTGGGCCGGGAAGCGGTTCTGGCTCTTGCCTTGGCAGGAGCAGATCATCCGGGATCTCTTTGGGATTGTAAAGTCCGATGACAAACGGCAGTTTCGGACTGCCTACATCGAGATCGGAAAGAAGAATGGAAAGTCGGAGCTTGCAGCTGCCGTCGCTCTGTATCTTCTTTACGCTGACAATGAGCCGTCTGCTGAAGTTTACGGTGCGGCTGCAGACCGGCAGCAGGCGAGTATCGTTTTTGACGTTGCCCACCAGATGGTTTCCATGACACCAGCGCTTCTGAAGCGATCAAAGATCATGGCGGCAACGAAACGAATCGTGAATTACAGCAATGCTGGATTCTATCAGGTTCTGTCTGCCGAGGTCGGAACCAAGCACGGACTGAATGTATCCGGTCTGGTCTTTGATGAGGTTCATGCCCAGCCGACCCGGAAGCTGTATGACGTTCTGACGCAGGGCTCCGGTGATGCGAGAGAGCAGCCATTGTTTTTCCTTATTACCACAGCAGGAACCGATAAGAACTCGATCTGCTATGAGCTGCACCAGAAGGCAAAAGATATCCTCTCCGGACAGCGGGTGGATCATATATTTTATCCAGTCGTCTATGGACTGGAAGAAGGAGAAGACTGGCACGATGAGAAGAACTGGTACAAAGCGAATCCGAGCCTCGGACAGACGATCAACATTGATCGTGTCCGGGAGCATTACCACGAGGCGATGGAGAACCCGGCAGAGGAAGCGGTGTTTAAGCAGCTCCGACTTAACATGTGGGTATCCAGTACGACCGCCTTCATTCCGGAGCAGGTCTTTGATCAGGGCAATGAGCCGATTGATCTGGACAGCCTCCGGGGAAGGGAGTGCTACGGCGGTCTTGACCTTTCGAGTACAGGAGATATCACCGCGCTTGTATTGATGTTCCCGCCAAGAGACGAGACGGAGAAGTACATCTGCCTTCCGTTCTTCTGGGTACCGGAGGACACCATTCCGATCCGGGTGCGCCGGGCATCGGTCCCCTATGATGTCTGGATGAAGCAGGGATATATGAAAGCGACCGAAGGAAATGTGATCGACTACAACTTTATCGAGACGTTCATCCTCGACCTCTACAAGATCTACAACATCAAGGAGATTGCGGTCGACCGCTGGAATGCGACCCAGCTCATCATTAACCTGCAGGACGATGGGATGACGATGATTTCCTTCGGGCAGGGGTTTAAGGACATGAGCCCGCCAACGAAGGAGTTCTACAAGCTGATGATGGAGGGAAAGATCATCCACGGCGGCAACCCGGTCCTTAAGTGGATGGCTCTGAACGTTGTGGTTGATCGAGACGCAGCGGATAACGTGAAACCTACGAAGGCGAAATCACCGGAGAAGATCGACGGCATTGTTGCTGCGATCATGGCGCTGGATCGCTGTATCCGGCAGGAGCATGCAGAGAGTGTTTACGACAGCCGGGGGCTGATCACATTTTGATGGAGGAAGTATCGATGGGACTTAAGGATTTATTCCACAGAAGGAAGGCGAGAGCGGATCCGCAGGATATGACATCCGGGAGCGTGTACCGGGCTTATTACGGACATACTTCTTCCGGGAAGACCGTGACAGAGCGAAGCTCCATGCAGGTCACTGCTGTGTACGCCTGCGTCCGGGTTCTTGCGGAGGCGGTGGCGAGCCTGCCGCTTCACCTCTACAAAGAGGAGGGGGACAGCAAGGTGAAGGCCACAGACCATCCGCTGTACTTCCTGCTCCACAGTGAACCGAATGAGGAGATGACGGCTTACACCTTCTGGGAGACCCTTCTTACGCATCTTCTATTGTGGGGAAACTCGTTCGTTCAGATCATCCGGAACGGCAAGGGAGAGATTACAGCGCTTTATCCCCTGATGCCAAACCGCATGACGGTGGACCGGGATGAGAACGGACACATCTACTACCAGTACCTCTGGTCCAAGGGATCCGATGCACCCACGATG